GTAAAGTTGCTAGTCTGCCTTGTGGGCCACCTTAGAGTTACCCACACTGTTAAAACCTACTGAAAGGCATGTTGTCTACGAACGATGTGTCTAATGCGTCGAGTGGAGCTGACTCCACTATAAAAACAGCAGTGATCATCGATTCAATCGGTGATCCAGGCCTTGAAAAAGTGTCTTGGCCCCGTTATGTGCGAACGCATGTGTGGTGGAGTTTTAAACGACTGACACACACAATGTTGTTCGTGCCTCTCTTGATGATGACCGTAGTCAGTGCGTATCTTATGATGCGCCGCTTCGTTATGAGAGATGATGCCACTGAAGAAGAGATTTCAGCCATGACGATTTCCATATTTGGTAGTCGGGAAGTTGTTACTCGGGCAGTGCAGTGCATTTACGACTTTTTCAATTTAAGGGGTCGTGACGTTGCTGTAGCTGGTACCAGTGGCGCGCAATCATACCTGCCGATGCATTTCTGGCTGAGAATTTGGTGTTCTTTGGAAGAGTTGGCCGTGTTGATGTTCATCATGGCGCTCCGAAGTATGACGAGGCCTCGCCGGGTTTGTATCAACGGAGTTATTTATGATGAGGCATACGTAACCAGCAAACGCAAATTGCCAACTCCTGATGACAAGCGTGGGTCCGTAGTGGTACACACGACTGGGGGTGTGCAAGTGTGCGTCATGCAGTTTGTGCGTTACGGGCGAGACATGTCAACTTATGGATTCATAACTTGTGCTCATGCAGTCAAGGTACTTACTGAGATGGAAGGCGAAGAAATAGAGATTTCCAGCCATCAGGCTTCAATGCGTGTGAGGTTGACAGATGATATTATTAAGCATCGTGTTTCAGATAACGTAGAATACGATGTGGCCCTCGTCATTTTCCCTAACAAAGTGTTGAGTCAGATGACATCTCATTTAGGTATCCGGTCTCATGTGTTTGGTCGTATTGCTCGCTATAGCTACCAGCGTTATGCTCAGGTGCAGTGGAACCCAGCAACTCGGAAATTTGACTCTTATCAGGTTCAGTTTACTGAGTATGATCGTAGGTCGCATCTGTTTGCTCAGGACACTCTGAACACGCGAACGGGTGATTCTGGCAGCGGTGTGTGGGTGAAAGTGAACCAGCAGGTCATGCTAGCAGCTCTGCATAGAGGTGTGGTGCGTGGTGAAGATGGTAAGCTTAAGAACGTGGTTGTGAACTTACTGCCATTGTTTCTTGCGCAGAAACTTCCTAGTCCACGGGGAGTGCTAGGCGAGTCAATTGACATGGAGAAAGACCGCGACTGGGAACTCGATGAACGCTATGACGATGATGATGGCGATGAATATTATTTGGAAGAGGACCACATAACTCTTTTTGATAAAGGGAATCGTTATGCCGTGTGGCGAGGTAATCGAGCGGACAGAGCGGTGCAGGGCCAGCTTGAAATGGAGCGTGACCCGCGATACAGAGGTATGTTTTCGCGTGGGGATGTTGGTGGCATGCGTGCACGTGATGAAGCTAGTACCCCTTACGTTTGTGCGGAGTACAAGGTGGAGGATCATCCGTTGACAAAGGGTGTTCCTTACCGTGGTGAATTCTTTCGCGCGTATGCTGACAAAAATCGAGTAGAGCTGGAGGCTATCTACAAACCAATGAGACTGAAAAAGACAGAGGCAGCGCCAATTGTTCCGGTAGAAGAGGTGGGGGACCTTGATGACCAGAGCAAGGCAACGTACGCTAAATACGTGCGACCGGACACTTCGGGTGCTCGAGCCGCAGTTTCGTTCCAGGGACATCGCAAGTTGGAGACGATATGCGAGGAACCTGATGAGACTGAGATTCAAGATGCTGTGGAGAGGTTAATTAAACTCTGCAACAGAGTGCCGGTCGTGAATGCTCAGAAGTGGAACACAATCCCAGACAGTGAGGCTATCAAAGAATGCGTTGGACTGTTGAACCCAGATGGTGCCTCAGGGTACCCTGCGTCAAAGTTTGGTGCAACTAAGAAACAACTCATTGAAAATCCTGAAGGCTTGAAGTATTTGATTGAGGCGGCATCACATCGGCGGCGGTTGCTTTGCGACACGCCGTACGATGATTTGTTGTCATTGTTGAAAACACATGGCCAGAAAGGACTAATCGCAGCTGGATACATGGATCCTGTTGAGGTGTTCGTGAAGAACGAGCCGCTAGCGAAACGGAAGCATGAAAACAGCATTGATCGGTTGATCTGTTGTCTTAGTGCGGTTGACCAGCTAGTGGAGCTTAGCTTCAACCCAGTAATAACGAAATGGGAAATCGAAAACCATCAGCATTTGCCAATGAAACCAGGTATCGGTATGGAAGATGTTGACGCGTATGCGCTTAGCAATTATTTGTATAAGCGTGATATGCGAAAATTTTTCTCTACTGATTGCGAGGGATGGGATTGGTCGGTACAACACTGGCTGAATCGTGCCGTGGCAAAATTTGACACCCAATATTATGCCATGGAAGGACGTGTTGCTAATGGTTATCGCAATTGGTACGAGATTGCGAAATCATATGTCGTATTTTACGTTAACGGTGCGTTCTTGACAGCCAGGTACCCGGGCAAAACGTTGTCAGGTGCTGTGCGCACTTCCTCCGAAAACTCGAAGAAACGCGCGTTGATAGCTCTTGTTGCTGGCGCTGCGGATGTAGTGACCAACGGTGATGATGCTCTTGACCGTATTGATTCGTTGGATTTTGAGGAGTACGCAGCTCGCATGAGAAGGCTTGGTGCTAAGTTGAAAGTTGAAAGCGCATTGGAGTCGACACCTGATTGTTTTTGGCTCAACAGTCGGTGTGTTCGTCCTGGAAAGTTCATCGTAGAGGACCTAGGTCGGACAGTTTTCAAACTTTTCAACACTTTCAGACCTGACGAAGAGAGCAAAGCTCAAGCACTGGGTCAGTTTTGTCGTGAGACGAGACATTTCAAGGATCAAGCAGTTATTGCCAGCATTGTCGCGAGCTACAGGAAACGATTCAAGCTGAGCGCAGTGATGGATGAGTCATCTCCTTCGCTGGCTGTTCGCTTTGAGCAGAAAGACGCCGACCCAGCGGATGCAAAACATTCAGCAGTGGGGCCGATTTCTGGCGGGGCCGAAGTCAAGCGACGCAAAAGGCGAAAATTGCCGAAAGAGGGTGTTCAGGTCAGGGGTGTGATTGAGCAACACGCTTTCCGGCGGCCAGAACCAGGCACCGCTGGCAAGACAGTGTCATTGTTGGCGTTGAGCGATCCAGTTGAAGCGCGGTTTTATTACGTGTTTCGGAAGTTTCGCGAAAATGCTCAGGACAACGCAACAGTTGAGGCGAGTGTGGACGCACTGACGTCAGGAAATGCTGAGTTGGTTGTGGGACAATTCAAGTATGCGTCTAGTGACGGGAACACGGTCGGGTTGCTTGTTAACGGACATGTTGGGTCAGTGGCGGGTTGGAGAGCTGTGGCGCCTCCGCGGGCCAGTTTCGCTTATGGTGCGGATTATAATCAGGCACAGTTTGATGCATCGCAGATCAACGTGTGTTTGAGGCATCATCACAGGGCTAATGATGTGCTAACACGTATCAGACAAGTGACTGGCAACTCACAGTGGCCGGGTGTGCCAGACCCGGTTGCTAGCCTCTCGGAAGAGAAGGCTTGAGCGCGGCACATCTCCGTTTGTGTTTGGGTACGGAGTCTGACTGGACACAAAAGCAAATCGTACTATAGACTCCAATAATAGTTGTCCTCTGAAAATGCATAAGCAGTTGAAATTCAAGTTTCATGGGAATTATGGCGGTCCCCAGTATTGTGGTGGAGAGTTTGGCGATGATTGTGATTACTCTGTTGAGCCTGTTGATTCCCTGGACCATAAGTTTCGTGCGCATGATATGTTTTACGAGCGTGGTGAGACGCGTGATGGTGATTTGGTGCTACTGGAGTCGTTGAAAAGTGAACGTGGAGTGAAAGCGTCTTTGGCCGCATATGGGTTTGCAGCTAAGTCAGCCTACAATCACATAACTAATCCGATCCAAAGGCGAAATGACCTCGTGCGCGTTGCTCCTACGAATCGTCAGATGCACGCGATTAATGGCAATGTGCGTAAGAACAAGCAAAAGGTGCTACAACCAGTTGTGATTAAAGCGAAAGTGAAACGTCGACAGCCAACGTATAATGGTGCTGCAGTGCAAGGCAGTGCTCTGGCTAAGTCATTCTCGAAACGGAACGACCATTACATGGCGATGCACCCTATCAAAGATCATAAGGAGTATGGGCCAGGTGGATGTTTGTTGCGTGGCAGACAGTATGTTTGTGCCATCACAACAACTGCTACGAATACTTTCTTATTGGTCCAGAATGGTGGGGCAGACGTTGCGGCAAACGAGATTGTACTGAGTCCAGATAGGTTGAACCTGCGTTTGGCAGCGATGGCCACATGGTACTCGTTATATCGCTTTCGTAGGGTTAGAATCTCGTATATGCCAGTTACAGCTGCTACAGATACAGGCGGTTTTGCAATGGCGTATACTCCGGATGGAAACTTTACGAGTCACTCTGTGATGAGCTATCTAGGTTGCATTAATTCGACGCCGTCTTGTTGGACTGCGTTTCGAAATGAGTGCTCGCTTGATATTACGTATGGTGGAGACAAAGTGTGGTACACA